TACAACAAATGGGTCGTCAATAACGTAAGCCATCGCATCAGAGGCGACCGTAGACGCAGGCCACTGCGTATTAAAGGTCTTCTGATTGGTCGTGCTTGGCGTGTATGAGCAACCCACAAAGATTCCGCAAGTTGTTAGCGCAGTGGTGCCAGTATCCTTCTCAATGTCACCGTCTGCAACAATCTTTACGAAATCACCATTAAAGATGGCGGTACCGTACCCACTAGCAATCGGCAGTTGCCGAATCTTGGCCGTATATGAGCCAGAAGCGCTAAGGGTACCGATAGGCCGCGCACCATAAGGTGTCGCTGAAGTTGCCATTTGAATTATTACCTAAGTTGTTTGCAACCAATCAGGGTACAACCTTAAGAGTTGCCGCCCCCAGTGGTCACGGTGGTTTTACGTTCGGGCGCGAAAAGCGGCATCCGAGGATCGTTTTCACGCATGAAATTATTGTCTACTGCTTGCATCTGGTCCCGAGCGCGTTTGGCATAATACTCTTGCCGCTGTTGCACAAACTCTTCAGGCGCCTTGCAAAGAAGCAGGCCACCGACTTCGATGCCGCCCTTTGCTGCCCATTCAGAGCCGTGATCGCTCATAATTTGTAACTCGGGATGATCTTCTGCTCGCACTGGTTCCCATCCTTCACGGAACCTTTTAGATGCGTTGGTATTGTCCACTTGTCCAACCATGGCTGTCCTTACCCAACGAAAAACCCAACCGTCCTGCGGTTCGGGATCTGGTAGAATGGAAGCTGGCTCCCAGTTCTTTTGGCGCTCACCGCTTTCGCGAGTGTCGATCCCACTTTTTTCTCTTGGTGCGCGATCCTTACTCATGTCAACTCTCCTTGACTAGCTGTGCCGCATACTGCTGCGGACTGAGACCAAGACGCTTCGCGATGCGAACTTGGGTTTGCGTCAGCTTCACTGTGCGTGGTGCTCCTCCACCAGAACCTCTCTTAGCTGGAGCTACTACGGATTTTGCTTTTTGGCGTTGTGCAACGTCGGCGTCTTCACCTTCGTTGAAATAAGAGGGAAAGACTTCTCTGACCCTCGAATCAATTAATTGATAATATTCGTCTGTATCCGGGTCAATACCTTCACTTACGATTTTATCATGTACTCCATATGCAAAGCTCGTCATTTCATAGTCATTTCCAAACCACTCATTGCCTTGCTGCCACTCAATAGCCTTGGGGTCAGGTTGGGGCACCTGCTGCTCTTCAGCGTACTGTTCAGCATACTGTTGCTGGTACGCTTGGGCTTGAGCATCCATCTGCCGCTGTTGCTGCATAACCGCAGACTTCCAGTCGTTTACAACAGCGCTTGAAACATTACCATGCTTCGACTCAATCATTTTTGCTTCAATTAAGTTTTTTTGCGCGGTTGCAATTGCTTCAGTGTCGCCTAACTCATTTGCACGCCGAAGCATGTCTTCAGCCATGGACACTGCGGCCCTAGCTCGACCCTGTGCCTGTGTATCAAGGGCGGACTGTGATCTTTTTACTAACTCTAAAAGTCTTTGGTTTTCTGTATGAAGCTGCTGGGTGGCACGAATAGCTTCATCGGACATGCGCTCAGCCTGCTCTTTGGCCCGACGTTCTTCGTGATATTCCCACTTTAATTTTTTAATTCGGTCCTGAGCACGTTTTCCGACTTTTGCAATTTCTGGTTCTTCCGCAGATGCAGTGTCGTCACCTGCTTCTTCTTCAGAATTTTTGTTTACATATGGCTGATCTTCTTCAGGTGTATCATCTACAACTTCAATGCTGACATCATCTTGCTCTTCAACCAATGCAGAAGGGTCTTCAACTGTATTTTTTACACCAAAAAATGCTTCTTCTTTTGTGGTCATGGTTAAGCCCTTTCAATTCCACGCGGATCTTCAACAACAGCCTCAACGGTGTCGTCATTAATAATGCGGAACTCTTTGCCGTGGATTTTTAAACGTGTGCCGCTAAACGCGCGAAACACCACCCAGTCACCCACTTGGCAGTATGGTCCGTTAGGAAAACGATTTGGGTCAGAGTAAGCGTCCGGCCCCATGCTCATAACCCAGCCTACAACAGTAGCAATAGTTTCTTCGTGTTGATATTTGGCTGACTTAATGATGCCGCCTTCCGTTTTTTCATCTACTTCTGGAAGAGCAATAAGCATCTTGTAGCCTTTCGGCTCAGGTAGCTGTGACGCTTTCCTTTCAGGTGCGTCTTCAGCTTCGACACTTTCAGTGTCTGTGGCCTTTTCGGCCTGAAGCGTGGTCATTAAGACCTCCGTATTGTAAGTGCGCTACGAACTAGCGGTGCGTCCTGCAACAACAAATAAATATATAACAAAAATAAAATCAATGCTTAGGCATTTTTTTTCCTCAAAGATCTAGCTTTAGCTTTTGCTTTATTACTCAACTCACCAAAGTGAAACAAACGCTGACTTGTTTTTGTGTGAGTCTTGTTTGTATGCAAGTGACCGTTTGGCATTTTGTGCATTCCCTTGCGCCACACGGTGCCGTCTTTTAAGTAGTGGTTTACGCTTTTGGCCATTAGTCCCAACTCGCATTTGGGTCGTTCATTTTTTCCTCAAGATCAAGAATTTCTCTTTCTGCCCAAGCCAGCCCTTCAATCATTCCCACCATTTGTCGGTATTGTTCGTAATCAGTGCAAGAACCAACCGACATTGCATCGGCAAGATCGTTCATTTGCTTTCTAAGTTTTTTTCTTAGCGAGCCAAGAACACTATCGGCCACTAGTTACTCTCCTTTTAATTGATCCATTGCGTACCTATAACCTTCTGCTTCCATTTTTTCTTGTTCAATGCCAGTCTTTGCTTCTAGCTCTGCCTGCTCAAGGGAAAGCTCTGCCATGTCAACCATCTTATCGGTCTGGATTTTTTCCATTGCAATCTGGGCATCTACTGCATCTTTCTGTTGTTTTGCAGCAAGCTTCTGTTGTTCGATTCCCATCTTCGCAGCGTCGGCTTGCGCCTTTCTTTGGACATCTTGTTCGCGAATTGCAAGCTCGCGCTCACGCTGTTGGATGACCGGATCTTGTTGCTGCTGAGCCTGTTGTTCTGCCTGTGCTTGCTGTTGCTTCTTCCCGAGTAGCTGGTCTGCGGCGTCGGCAACAAGCACGCTTAAGCGCTTTTCAATATCTGCTGGTAGCGGATCGCCCATTGGCGGCAGCGGCACTCCAAGCTCTTGCTCGATCTGATCCCTTAACTGGAACCCAAGATGCTCCCTAATATGTGCATCAATAGCGGCCATTACAGCGCCGCCCATTGGGGAGTTCTGTGTGTCTTGAGCAATTTGTGGATCATTTCTTAGCACCATGTGAACTCGAATGTGCGCTGTATGATCTTGATACTCGAACGCTTTAACAGGCTTAAGCGTAAGCATGTTCTGGTTTTCAGAAACAGGATCTTCAGGCTTAATATCTTCTGGGTTTGGCACAATCTTATCTGCATTTGGTATGCCGATTAGTTCCATCATTTGCCTGTGCAGCAGTGGCATGTCATACAGGTCTGGCGACTGCGCCGCAAGCTGTAAGGCTGCTTGATACTGCATAATGCGCTGCGACAATGTCGATGCGTTAGGGTCCGAAACCGGAATAATGTCTACACGATTATCAAAGTCTTCGACCTTAATATTTTCGCCTTCTTCTGTTTCGTATGGATATGCAGGCGAAGTGTATTTTTTAATAATTCGTGCAAGAATTTTAAATTCTTTCTTAAGGCTTGCGTGGACCCGCGCTTGAATAGCTGACTGCACTTTCATTGCACGCTCAAGAATGGCAAGCGTGGTTCCCACAGGTGCGTCCTGTCTCATGTCGTCAATCTTTACGTCAGCCATTGACGCAAACCTGCGGCCTTCTTCTACAATATTGCCAAGCAGTTGATACAAGACACCCGAAGGTTCTTTGTATGGCAAGAACGTAATGTTGTCGCGAATAACACCGCCGGGCACATCTACGTCCCTAAACTCTCCGGGCATAATTGGTGTGTCGTCACCCTTGATACGCAGGCCACGGGTCTTCAAGCCGCCCGGCAAGTTTGACAGTGTTCCTGCGTCAACCAACTGACGAAGCAAGCTTGTAGCAGACTTTGCTAGTCCACCAATCATGTGGATTAACCCGAGGTTGTAGAAGCCAATTCCGGGCACATATCCATAATCAACAAAGTGATGAATCTTTTTCCGCATAGGATCGTCTTCGTCCCAGTTGCGGTAGACCGAAAGAATTTTATTTGTTGACTTATCAATTGTAATTACATAAGGCAGAGCAATTCCGTCCGGTGACTCAAAACCGGGTAGATCGTAATCAACATGCATTTCAAGGAGTTGGTGGCGGTCATCTTCCTGCCCGGAAAACGACACACCAGATATTTCATCGTACTTGTCTTTTATTACGTCTACCGAGTGCTCTGGGTCGCCAAGGTCAACGTCACGATAAAAGCCACTGACCTGAAGCTTGCGAATATGATTCGAGCTTCTCGTCATTACATGTGTGTAACGCTCTGCACTGTCCAACGAGCTTTCGTCGTACGAAATAACAAAGTCTTCTGCTGGCACAAACATGGAGCACGGACGGTCCATGGTTGGGTCATAGTAAATTTTTCTGAATGCGGCGCCGGAAAGCGGCAGGCTAAACAAAAGCTTTTCTGTTTCTGCGCGATATTCGGTCATTACTTCAAGGAGTTGGTAATTCATGTACTCCTTAACGCGCTCTGCCTGTGCGATTGTATCAGGGGTTGTAACGCCCCATATGCGTGCCTTTACCGGGCCGCGAGCAGGAAAAATTTCTTGAATGGTTTGCGCTTGAAAGCGAACAACCGACTCAGATAACAGCGGATGGAAAACTCCGCAAGCACCGGGCCATGGTGTCGTCCGATCTTCCATCTCAAGCCCAAGCAAATCCAACCCTTCTTTGTAGGACTCCTCCCATTCTTTACGACTTGATTTGTCGTCCTCGTACATAGCGACAAGCTTTGACGCACAATGCATCAAATCATCTTCTTCCATGTACTCAGAAAGATTGGCATCAAAAGGCGCATCCATTCCACCTAAAAGGGTGTCGGTGCCACCAAAGTCAATTGTTACGCCGCCGTCGTCATCTTCAATGACTATAACTTCGTCATTGGTTTCCATCCCATACGGGTCCACAACCTCAACACCCATTTCATCTGAGTTTCCAGAAGCACCAATTAGCTCCATCACTGCTTCTAAACTTTTATCAATAGCCATATTTTATCTGCCTATAGTGGCCTATCGTCCACATGGTAACCAACGCGGCGTCGTATTATTTCTGGAACATCTTGGTTTGGTACACCGTACTCAAGCATTTTTCGTGCAAATAGTTCGCTGTCATCTACTATTAATTTTAATGATTGCAACAATCTGTCTGCTTCCTCAAGGTCGCCTTCTCCAACCGCTACGGCAATGTCTCTGCCGAATTTTTGCATTTCATTATAAATAGGCACCCTTCGCTGTGCATCAGACATCCTTCTTAGGTTTAATTGCATTTTATCAAAAAATGCTTCGTGAGAAGTTAAAACAGTTGGAACACGCACCCAGTTTTGTGTTTTGCTCCACTTTTCTACTGAAGGAACCAAAGTGAGAAGTTTGTGGCGTTTAGACTTTCCTTTGTATGACTCTAACCCGTCAACCAACCGCATGTGATCCAATGCCTCTAGCATTTTATTAACATCATTTTGCAACGTAGTTCTTAGGCCTGCCATCTGTTTATTGTTGCCTTTGTTTTTGCCTATAAAGTTTGACTTACTTGGATCAAGGCCTCTAGTCATCCTAGAGCCAAGGGTAGCAGCATTTATTGCCAAGGTATTAAACGGAGTACCTCGAAGGGCTGATCGCACATCTTCTGCTGCCGCCCACGGATTGTTTGCAAAGTAAGAAGGGTTTCTAATCGGCGGCACACCAACTTCTTCAGTAAACGGCAACCCAGTTGACTCAAAGCCTTGCGATGGCGGAGCCAGCAACTGCCTTGTTTCTACCATTTTTTGTAACTCATGTTCTTTAGCTGGCCTAGACAAAAGCACTATTGGGTCAGATGGCATGTTTTTCCTTTGCTGTTCCAAGGACCGTGCGTACTCATCAAGCTTTGACGGGTCCATTCCTATTCTTGCAATAGCCATTAAATAATCTTCCATTCGCTCATAATCGTCTGGATTTATTACTTCATGTTTTGCAAGCACATCTCGTGGAACTACAAGCTCCCGCTCACCTTCAAATCTAATTGGAATGTTAAGCTCTTCCCCCACCCCCACTACGTCTAGCGAAACATCTTCTGGCTGAATGTCAAATGTGCGAGTAGATGGTTGCCGGGGCACAAACTGTCCAATCTCTCTGCGAATTCTTGGCGCAAAGCTTTGTGCGGTACTTTTGTCTAGTGTTGTTCCAATTAATGGGTTGTTGAGAAACGTATCGCTTCGATAAACCCTAAGCGTTCTAGGTAAGTTTCCTGCTTCCTTTGCCTGTAAAAATTGTCTGGCTTCGCTGGCCTTTCCTTCGGCCAATAACTCAGCCGCTTGTAGATCGGCTACTCTTTCAGGCAATTTTTCGCGAGCACGTTCGTTTACAAACCGTAAAAATTGTCTGGCTTCGGCAAGGTCTGCTGGACTAAACTCTTCATCCAGATAAATATTTCGCCCTTGCATAAGAGTTTCAACAATGTCATCAAAATCTTTTGGATGTGCCCCTGCTATTAAATCTATAAGGTCTTCACGTTCAAGTCCCTCAAACTCTTCATCTACACGTTTTCGCAAGCCTCTAAACACTTGAGGTATGCCCTCACCCTCACCGGATACGCTGTCAGCAATCATTGCTGACATTTCATCAGCAGTAAGTGGTCCTCCTGCTAGATATTGCGCGAGCCCTCTTTCTTGGCTTAAGCTAAGAGATGGTTGGCCAACAAGCTCGTAGTCGAACGGTACATACTCTTCGTCAACCAACTTAGCCGCTTGCATACGCGCTTCATCGCTTTCTTCTATTAGATCCCATAAAGGATCCGGCGGCCTACTTGAGTCACCAATTGCGGCAAATACATCTTCTTCTTTAAACTGAGGATCGAATGTATCGGGAAGAGGGTCTACATGGACACCGAACCCGTCTGGTAAGTCATCTTTTGGTGGTGTCTTTGGCACAGTAGAAGGGGGCGTATCCATGCCGCTACCGCCTGCAATCCTCCTAAGTGTGCCACCAGCAACAAACGGCAACGCTAGACCTA